AACCATGTCCTTCCTCGAACCGGTAATTGCGTCCCTTTTAGGTGCAGCGGTCACTGCTCTCGCGGTGTTCCTGAAGAAGAATATGACTGCCGCAGCTATTCTCAAATACGGTCCTCTCGTAGAGAAAGCTTACGACATCATTGATCCTGTCCTTGATAAAAACCTTGGCAACTGGGACGGCTCCAAAGTTGATAAAGCTTTTGAGCTTGCAGTTGAATCTGTTGCTGATGGCGAACTGACTGCTGCTGAAATCAAGAAGCTGGCTGTGCACATGGCGCAATCCTGGCTTCCCGGTGCAGCTGCGCAGAAGGTACGTTTGTTAGAACAAAACGGCATGCCTTCTGAACAACGCAAGGCTGCAGAAGACATCACCGTTAAAGTCAATACTGCTTCCTAAGATGGCCACTCAAAATCGAAGAACAAATACACGCGACGAAACATTTTTATCCGGAAAGTCCCCTGATGAAGGGACTTTGGGGCCAAACAAGTCTGCGGATATCTTCAGCCGATATGCTGGCGGACTGAAGAAGACAAATCCCCGTCAGGCGACCTTTGATTCCGATAGTCGTACTTTCTCTGATGTTGCCCCCGCTTCGCAACAGAAGATTGATGATCTTCGGTTTTCTGAGTCCCCTTCTTTTGGTAATGACGGAGATAACAGTTTCGCTCAATCTTTCTTAAACAAGTATCGCGATGGTGTTGTCCGGGGATTTATTGCACCGGAAGATGAGGTTAGGCCGGAAAACTTAGATAGAATAATTTCACAGGATGCGTACGCCGCATCAATGGAGCGAAGCCCAAATACTGCCGGCAAGTTTCCCGGTGCTGATGGAGTAAAAATTTAATGAATTCATTAATTAGGCCAGCTGGTAAAGCACTTTTTGATTTTCTTAAAACTGAGGAAGGACGAAAGACAGGGATGACTGCCCTACGTAAAGGTGGGGAAGCTCTTGGGAAAGTAGGGTCTGTTGCTGGCCGTGTTGCTGAAGATGCTGTTTTAGCAGGTGGTCCCATGGCTGCAAAGTTTGCTGAGAAGTATGCAGGTAAGAGCGGAATAATTGGTGACATTGCACAGCGTGTGGCTAAAACCCCTACTGACGATGTAATCGGTGCAGCTGTGGCGGCTGGCAGAATCGCCAATCCAGTAGCAAAGACTGTGGCTGTTGCCGGAACTGGCGCACTGGTAGGTGGTTTGATGACGAAACCAGAAACTGCTTACTCAGCAGCTATGGATACGATCGCCGCTCGTGAGGCTTCTGCATATGGTGTCATCGATGCCAAGCTCCAGGCTGATTCAGCTCGTCAACTAGGTAACCAGGATTTAGCGGCCCAGAAGTTTCAACAGGCACTCTTCTTACAAGAGCAGCGTCAGCAACACGACATGATGATTGCCCAGGCGCGTGCAGAGGCTCGCACTCCTCGCAACCAACCAATGTCTGGCGCCGGGTTGTTTGATCCGATGGCTCTTACACAGTCGATGCTCGGCTCAATTCCTCAGTACTAATTAATTAATTATGGGTATGTTTGGCAGACGCGATGACGACGATTCAGTCACGACTTGGAATTCTGACATGGATGTCAATGATTCAAGATCTTTCAATGGTCCGGGCGCTTTAAATAGAGCAATCAATAGTGAGTTTGGATCTAAGACCGGTTTTTTAGAATCAGCCGGTGGATTAGTCAAAGAGGTTTTTAAAAATGCTGAGAAAAGACGAGAGCGAGAATCGGTCATGGACGCTCTTTTTAATAAGAAGGGAAATCCCTTTGGTGGTGCAGGATTAGCTGGAAGAACCACAAGCCTTGCTGATGGCAGCCTGACTCAAATCAGTCCAGACGCCTTTGAACCGATTGTTTTCCCTGGCGGCGGCGGGATGGTGTCTGGTGGTAAATCGACAGGCCAACGTCTAGCAGGCGCTGCGACTGGTGCGCTAAGTGGGGCTGCTACTGGTGCAAGTCTGGGTAGCGCCGCTGGCCCTTTTGGTACTGCAATCGGCGCAGGTATTGGCCTCCTCGGCGGATTATTTGGTTAATCCAAAAGTTACCTAATCTAAACTAATTAACATAAGAAGAAGTATTAATCATGCTGGGAATGGGAGCCGCTGCAGTTGCAAGTGCATTACCTAAAGTATTGCCTATCGCCGGAGCCCTTTTAGGAGGAGTTGAAGGTTACAAGAGGTCGGGTGGTGATCTTGGCGCAGCTGCGCTTGGTTCGGGTATTGGTGCTCTTGGGGGTGGGGGTTTGCGAATGGCCGGCTCGGCTCTTGGTGCTCAGGCACTTATTGCAAATCCAATGTATAAAGTTCTCGCTGAGAGAGCTGCCAAAGGCACTTTAAGCGCAGGCGATGCACAATTACTAGGTGCTTTAACTAAAGGTGCACCTCCATTAGCAGCAGGATTAGGTGCTCTTGGTTTACCACTAGCAGGTAATTTAGCCGGAAACATTGCAAGTGGCGTCAAGGGCGGAGCAGGCAATACTGCTCAAGTCGGTGCTGGTCTGATTGGCTATACCGCTGACGGTAAGCCTGTTTATAACAACATTGGAGGAGCCGCAGTTCCTCCGGGAATGGGTCAATACGGACCTACTAACCCCTATGGCAGCCCCCTCGATGTTCTCGGTCCCGCAGGGATGGGCCAACGTCTTCAGACTTTGAAGGACGCACAGACTCAGCGTGATGTATTCCGTACGTTGATGCCTGAGGTCATGGGCGTGCGCGAAGCAACTGCCAAGAAAGACATGGAGCGAAACATGGCTGCTGCTGGCATCCGCCAGAACATCGAAACTCGTGCAGCGATGCAGAGGGCTGCTCAAACCGCTGGGCTCCAAGCAGGTTTAGGGGCCATGCGACAAGCTGGTGATGCCCTGACCCAAAAATACCAATATCAGTGATATGGCATCTGAAAGAGAAAACCTACTCAGGCAGCGTTACTTAAACGAAGGCCTGAAATTGCAAGACCAGTTGCGGGCATTTGGTGTTCCTCTGCCTACAGGTGGCATTGATTTCTCAACGGGTCAACGAATAAATCAAAATCAGTTCCTCGGCATTCCTTATGAAAGCACAGAGGACTACACCGTTTCTGAACTTCAGGAAGGTTTAAATCCTCTTTATGCGTTAAGCAGAACAGCTGAAGATACTGAGAGAGAAAAGAATGAAAATACACGGCTTGATGAATATAAAAAAACTATCGATCTTTTTGGTCGGGGTAGTTCAACCGATCCGCAGGAACTTTTAAAAATAGGTCAGACTCAAATTGACCTCGCAGAACAAGCGCTGCCTTTATATCAAAAGAAAAGGGAAATCGAGGCGGCTGCCAATCTCAGGCAGATGCAGCAGCAACTTCAGACCGCGCTGCCTTACATCGACGAAGCTCAGGAACGTTCAGTTCAACGTAACCTTGCAGCCAGCGAGCGGTTCAGAGCATTCAAAGAGCAGCTGCCCTCCAGCATCCAAGCCATTCTGGCGTCCAAGCAACAACAGATGGCAAGTGCATCTAATGCCTTTGCTCAAGAAGCAGTGGGAATTGCAAACCAGCAACAAGCTGCGACTGGATTCGGTCAATTAGGAACGGGTCGTTACGCCGGGCGTCGTATTGCCTAACTTAAACTAACAAAAGCAAAGGTATAACTATGGGCGGTTCTAAACCTCGGCCTTCACCTCCTCCAACTATTATTTATAGCCCTGCGCCGCCGCCACCTGCGCCGCCGACCGCTGTTCCTACACAGTCGGTGACAACGCAGACTGCATTGAATGAGGTGAGTGGTAAGCAGACCCGCTTGAACATGGAGCTAGGTGCACAATTAGATCGCACCAATGCTGAATTCTTTGCTGGTCAGGACATTCGCCGTTCGCAGTCTGCCTCTGCTGAGCAACGGCTCAGCCAGAGACAAGCTGGGGATATCGAGACAGGACTGACCCGTGTTCGCGGCCAAGAGGACCGAGCAAGTACTGCAGCCACTGGTGCTGAATATCGCGCTGGCCTCGCAACCGCTGGGCAGGAAGAGCGTCGTACCATCGGAGCCACTGGAACTGAACAACGACTCGGAATTGCTGCTACTGGGGCTGAGACACGAGCAACTGAACGTGTCCGAGGTGCTGAGCAACGTCTTGGGATCGCTGCCACTGGAACTGAACAGCGTCGTGGGATTGCTGCTTCAGGTGTTGAGCAACGTGCCGGTATCCGCGAGACCGGATCTCAGACGCGGCTCAGCGAAGCAGAGCGTGGTCGTCAGCAACGACTGGGCATCGCTGCCACAGGTGTTGAGCAACGCGCTGGCATTCGAGAGACCGGAGCTGAGACGCGACTGTCTGAGGCAGAACGTGGTCGCCAACAGCGACTCGGCATTGCTGCTACTGGGACTGAACAACGCGCAGGTATTCGGGAGACCGGAGGACAGCAGCGATTGACCCAGGGACAGCTTTTGTCCGGGCAAGAGCGTCAAATTGGTCTTCGTGGTCAAGAAGAACGTCGTACTGTCGCGGCCTCTGGTGTTGAACAGCGTGCAGGTATCCGTGAAACCGGATCTGAGCAACGATTTACTGCGTTGCAACAAGAGATGTTCCGGCGCTATAAAGAGAACAGAGACTTCGAACAGGCGCAGAGCCAATATCGGTCATGATTGATTGGATTCACGAGCTGACCGAAAAAGACCGTGAATCCTTTCTAGCCTTTAGCAAACGAGCAGTAAGTCCAATTCAGATTTACTTGTATGCCCGCTTCCTAGGATTCACCGGATCAATCGTCCAATGTGATGAATGGTCAAAGGAGAGCTACAAGAAGCGGGATTTTGGTGGTGTACTAGAAGCTGAGATTGACGCCATGACGATGGACATCTCGAAGCTACGGGAGGGTATTGATATGGGGATGATCAAACAGGACATGGGGGCCTCTCGTATTGCAATGATGCAAAAGGAACTGCGAGGCACGATTAAGCAGTTGAATGATGAGCGTATCTTGCTTGACAAACAAGGCTTGATTCTTGCTGGTGCTGATCGTGCGATTCGGGAGATGTTGACGATCTTTCGTGATGACCCAATCGAAGGACCCCTTCAAGAAGCATCAATGGGAGTCTGGACAAAGATCTTTCAAGAGGAGTCTTAGTAGACTGATAAAAATTAGCTGTAAACATGCTTGTAGATCCATATCAAGACAGGTATTTTAAAGACGGAAAAGTAATCGGTGCCAACTACTCCGGTCCTGTCGGTAATCAAATAAGAACTGAAACTGATCTTGGTCTTGGACTTCCTGTTGGTGAATTTACCGATCGGAACAAGTTTGGCATCTTGACTCCTCCAGGATCTACCGAGCAAGGGAAGATGGAGATACTGACACCACCTGGTTCTACGGAAAAACCAAAATTCGGTGTCATTACACCACCTGATGCATCTTTAGGTGAATTTGAAGGCGCACTTGAAAATCTTTTTCTTAGACGCTTCTTAGAAGAGAGACTTAATTGAGTTATGGCGCTATGCTTTGTGCATGGCAGGAACAAGTATTCATAGCGTATATCGAAGGACTGCACGTGCTGCGGCACAGCAACGGATTGTTAAGAAGACTTCAAATATTGATATTGAACGGGCACGAAAGGATTTTGCATATTTTTGTGATGTCGTAGGTGATAAACCACCTGCGGAGCATCACAAAGAATGGCATAAATATCTTTGTACAGGCGAAGACAGTGAATGTTTGATTGGGATTGGCGGACCAAATATCGATATCTTGGCACCACGGGGTAGCGCGAAGTCCACAATCCTTGGCTTGTACACAGCATGGGCGGTTGGTATCCATGCCCTGGCGCGGAAACCTTTGAAAATCCTCTACATCTCCTACACGGTGGATGTGGCACGCCCTAAGAGCGCAGCTATCAAAAGGATCATTGAATCGAGTAAAACTTATAAGGAGATCTTCCCCACTGTAAAGATCGCCAAGGGGATTAATTCGAACGAGTACTGGAGTATTGATTGGAAGTTTGCCGGCATTCGAACAGCAGGTGAAGAAGAATTTACTGTGTGTTGTGCAGGTCTCAAGGGTGCTGTGACCTCCAAACGTTCACATCTTTGCATCATTGATGACGCTATCAAGAGTGCTGACGACATCAAGAACCGGGATATCCGGCAAGCGATGGAGGACAACTGGAATTCAGTCATCGTTCCGACGATGTTCCAAGGCGGCAGGGCGATCTGTCTTGGCACCCGCTTCCGCCATGACGATATTCATAACTCCACATTCATTCCAGCCAACAATTGGGTACAGATCGTCCAATCCGCGATTTCTGTTGATGCAAATGGTGATGAACAATCCTATTGGCCGGCCATGTGGTCACTCGATTATCTGCGCGACCGCCGGCGGCAGGCACCAATCGCTTTTTCTTTTCAGTACCAAAATCAAGTTGTACAAACGAGCGAGCTTTCGCTTTCTCCTGATCTAATTATCAAAGGAACCATCGAAACACAATTCGATTGTTTGGGAATCGGTGTTGACCTTTCCGCAGGTATTCGGGAACGAAACGACTATACCGCCTTCGTGATGGGAGGGCGAGTGGGAGGGAAGATACACATTATCGACTGCAAACGTTTAAGGATTATGGGTAACTTGGAAAAATTAGAAGCCATGATGGAGATGATGGAAGAATGGGGTGTCGTGCACAAAGAAAAGAATCAATATTTTCCTACTGGCACCAACATCGAGGTTTGGTCAGAAGCCGTTGCATACCAGGCTTCACTGGAGGCTGACTTCAAACGAATCTGTCTTGGTGAACATGGTCTCTACAACATGAACTGGCACGCAGTCAAAGGATTTAGAGGAGACAAGGTTGCACGTTTCCGTGGCATTATGGGGCTATTTGAGCAACGCAAGCTAATCTTCAATAAGTACAGAAAATTCCAGGCACTTAAAGATGAAATCGTTAACTTTGGAGTTTCATCCCATGATGACTGTGTTGACGCCCTTGTCTGGTTGTGTAATGGACTAATGACAAGGGGAAAACTAGAGTTAGAGTATTGACGATTTAAACTATAGGTATTCATCGCGATGTCTCCCAGCTATTTTGAAGTAGAACTTGAGCAAGATGCTTATGGTTCTGCCATCCTGCCTTTGCCGGATGAGCTTTGTCACGACATGGCTCTACAACCAAACGAACGTTTTGATGTAGAGGTTGAAAACGGGACAATTATTTTCAAAAGACTCGAAGCTGGTTACGATATTGATCAGTAGACCTTTTTAACAGAATGGGCGATAGTGCTAAATCTCAACTTGACTCTATCCTCAAATCGGTAGTTTCACGCGATAGTACAGGCCCTGCGGACACCATGCTGGTGAGCGCACACCTTTCCCAAATGAAAATGTTTGGGATCAGGCAGGGCGTCGAGTTTTATCCGCTGCAGGATAACTTTGGTACGCAGCGATACGATTTTATTCAGCAAGTAATTAAGTTCAATCGTCTCGATGCACGGCTCGACTCTATCTGGGAACGTTTCCTGGCTTACGGTAAAGGACTGTTCTATATCCGACCGACTGAGAAAACTTATCGTATTTACTGGTTTGATCGCGATTCTTATCGTGCTTACTACTCTCCCGAAGGTGACCTAGAAGAAGTCATCATTATCTATCCTTATAAAGTCAAAACGTCGAAAGGTTTCAGTGGCGTTGGCCTGAATACAAATAAGCGGTACATGCGTCTTCGTATTACTGCCGAGGAGATTGAGGAATACCATAGCGAACAAGAGATCTCGTTTGATAACGAGGCAATGGACTTCCCCTTCACTGACAAGAAGGTGGTGAAAAATAGCATGGAGTTCATTCCATGTGTCGAGGTTCTAAATAACCCTGATGCCTTCGGTACTGAAGGTGCCGGTGAATTCGACATGATGGCCAACCAAATCATCGCTCACGATGAGATGGTGAAGAACATCAGGGCCAACCTTTCTTTCTTCGGCAACCCGACGTTACTATCATCTCGTCCAAAGCAAGACATTGTTGAGTACGACTCGAGTGATCCAGCGCAGCGGCCAAGTATTTCAAGTCAGTCAGGTTTTCAGTCAGATTTCTTTCTTTCAAGCTCGACCTTTAAGCAAGACAATGTCACTCGTGATTCTCCTGGATACAATGGCAAACCTGGGTCAGGCATGCGTGTTCCGCGTGTCATTGCGAACCTAGAACCTACTGATCGGGTCGGCTTTATTACGCCGAACGCAGTCAGCACGGATCAAGCTCGATTCGCTGAACAACTGCGCAGTGAGATTCGATTAGCTCTTGGTGGTATTGATGATCTCAGTATTACCAACGTCACTGCCACTGAGTACAAATCGGCTTACGGTCGAGTCAGTGCTACAGCCAAGAAGAAATGCTTACAGCTGTACACCTATGGCATCAACCGCTGTCTCGAGCTAATTATCTTTCAAGAAGAACAGATTTTCCGTAAGTCGATGGCTTACGAGAGCGGGATTAAATATCCCGTTTTACCTGAAGAGGTTGACGAAAAAGCACTTGAAAAATACGAAAAATCAAAAGCTCGTTACGAGAAAAAACTTCAAGCTGCAATTGACGCAGCAATTGAAAATCAGGAACTACCTTCAGGAGTTCTTGGTTTAGCCCCGGACGGTGACAGAACTGTTCTCTGGCGTTGGCTTGGGCCTGTGTACGAAGATACAACACAGGATAAACTCAACCAGTCTATTTTCACCAGAAACTTGCAAGAGTTAGGTGTTGATAGCATTGAAGCACTGAAGTATCTATTCCCTTCTAAAACGGATGACGAAATCGCGGGCATGCTCTCCGGTTTCCCATTCCGTGTGGTAGGGGAAGTACAGAGGGCTTACTCCACATTTATTGATCTTATAAATCAAGAAATGCGGACACCACATCCGCAGCAACCGAATCTTCCGATGGCTGCGGATCCGAGATTAGATCTCACCCCCTTCCTTTATCGCACTCTCGAAAGCCTACAAAAAGAGGTAACTTATGCAGGCCGATACCGTAATGCCGACCCAATCGGCACCCCAAACATCCCCGACCCAACCGACCAGCTACGCGGCTCCGGTAGCGCAGACGGCGGCACAGGCTCCGGTGGTTTCTACGAATACCCAATGGGTGGCGCCATACCAGCAAATGACGGCCCCAGCCCCGCAAATGCCGGCCCAGATGGCAGCGCAAATGCCGGCCTCAGTCCCTACTCAGTCCGTGCCCCAGGCGTACCAGGGGACCCCACAAGCGGAGAACCCTTATCGGGAAGCGTTCAACAAGGTGGTCGGGCTCCTGAGTTCGCCCGTCCAATTCCCAACCCTGGGTCAACAATCGACTCAGACTCCGGGAATCGACCCGGCCAGCTACGGTTCCCAACAGGCTCCCCAATTCAGCAGCCTGGGGATGCAGACCTCTTCGCCTTCGATCAACAACAACCAGGCATTCTCCAACGACTCTTCCCTAACTTCTCTGGAGATCAGCCCGGACCAGCTCCGAGCAAACGGAGTAAGCGAAGCAAGTCTTGAGATCATTGACCACTTTGGTGCTGATGTCCCCAAGGTTCTGAATGATTATGCCTGCTCAGTTGAGGATTCTCTAATCCAGACCAATCAGCAGCTGATCCAAGCTTGTGAACTCCTACAGGAGCTCTCTAACGAGCACAAGGCTTATGAAGCCATCCTGACTGACCCCGACGTGCTCGCTGACTACACCTGTGAGTTCTTTGGCGAGAATGGCCCTCATCCTATCCCTGATGAAGCCGCTCCTGTCATGCCTCAAGGTGCTCGGCAAGTAGGCCAGCAGTATCAGCAGCAAGCTGCTCCTGCCCGTCCTCAGATGCCCATCCCTCCCCAGCCTCAAGCAGCCGCTAACGCTGGTGACTTCTGGAACAGCTTCGGCAACCTAGCCGATCGTGACCCCTCTAACGCCTGGCGTTACCTGAACTCTGCTCAGCAGAATCCTGAGGTGTTCCGCAACAAACTCCTGGTGATGGAGTGATCCCTAGACTTCACTAAGTCTAAAATAGGGGGTAGGAAACTGCCCCTAATTTTTTATCAAGTTATGGCAAAAAAAAAGGCAGGAGCAAGAGAAAAGGCTGATCAATTTTTGGAGGCGATCGGTACTGCAGGTGGCCCGATTGGTGCTCCCGGTCTTGTTCAGTTTGGTGCTGGCGACACTGCACGTCAGATCATGGCTGGCAATACCGATGAATATGCGCCTATCCGCATGCAAGACATGCAGACGCAGGTTGGTAATCCAAATGCTCCTCAGCCCAGGATGCCACGTGATTTGGATAACTCTTATCTCAAACTCAATCTCCCTGGTTCTCCCCTTCCTCGCAATGGTCTATTTGTCCCTGGAATGTTGAGCTCCGCTGAGATGGTGCAAAATCAAATCGGTATTGAGCAGCAATATCAAATGATGCAGATGATGCCTGCAACGGGTCAACTCCCTCTTGGTTACCCTCCTATGCCTATTCAAAAAGCTAAGAAATGATGGACTCTAGTAAAGCTAAAAAAGCAGTTAGTAAAGCCATGATGGCAAAGGCAGTTCTAGAAGCTGCAGCGCAGCAAGCAGCTGCCGAGGGTCCTATCAACCCTGAGATTCAAGCGATGAGCCCAGATCTTCAGCCCATTGATGGCTATGTGAATCCAATGGGGCGCATGGGCACTGTTCCTCCTACACAGTATTCACCTGGGAATATGGTTGGCGGCAACCGTATGATGCAGTTTGTTAATCCGGAATCGATGTGATGGGAAAAGGTTTTACTAGTGCATTGAAAGCATCGCGTGATGCTGCAAAGAGAGGAGAGGGTATTGTAGGTATGAGTCATGCTGTAAGGGATACTCTGCAAAATGTAGGTAAACCCACCGTTCCACGTATGGCAGGTGAAGTCAAATCCCCCTCTGAAGGAGAAGAGTACCGTTCGGTAGGAGATTTCAGAAATTTTCGCTGAGACTTAAATAACCAGGTTGATAAAGCATTGCTATAATTTTTTTAATGGAATGAAAATTTCCATATTTGGAGGATTTTTTCCTCAAGTATCAGCGCCTAAAATTTAGCTGAGAAACTATTATGTTCATCGATAACGACTTTCCGAAGCTGTTGGGTGCGGAACTATACCGCCCCCATCCAGCTTATGTCGTGGAGATGGCTTGCGAGCCCGTTGTAGTCCACGACTTCACCAAGCAGCCTGGTCAAACCGTGCAGCTGGATCGTTACCGCTTTTTCGGTAACCCAGGCACTAAGACCAGCCGCGAGCGTACCCAAGACCAAACGATCGGTACTGCCAATAGCCGTTCCATCGTTAAAGACAAGGTGCTTGTGTCTCTGCGCGAGTACACCGGCCCTGCGGATCCGAATAACACCAATCTTCCGAGCACCTTTAAGATTGCTCGTGAGACCCTGATGACCGCTCAGCGTCTTCTGCTGGACACCGGGAACCTTAACATGTTCCACCAGTCCATCGGTTCACTGACCCTGCTTGACGACTATCGTCGTTGGCGCGATCGTGTGTTCCTGGACGAGCTGTTCAAGGCTGAGTCTCGTGGCCAGTCCGGCGACACCCAAGGCGGCTATTACTATCCAAACGACCACACCAAAACTGCGGTCACTGTTGGTGCCTATACCGCAACCGAATACGCCTCTGAGCGTTTCAAATTCAACGTTAAGACAGACCTTCTAAACGTTGTTAAGAGCCTGCGTAAGCGCAACGTCCCTGTGTTCCAAGACGGTTACTACCGTTGTATCGCTGATCCTTCGTTCATGAAGGACCTGCGTGCTGACCAGGGCTTCCGTGAAGTGGCTCGTTATCCTGGCATGGGTGCCCCCAATCCTCTGATGGGTATGTCTGCTCCTAACGCTGCTCTATACCAGGGCGGTCAGTATGGTCAGGCACAATTCGTGGCTGGAGAGCCCGTCATGCCTTCCGGCTTCGTGTTTGAGGGTGTGCGGTTCTTCGAGACCACCAACATGCCAAGCAAAACTGCAACTGTTGACATCGGTGATGGCTCTGGCGCTGTTGCAGGTCGTTCGACGCCTCCTGGATTGTTCTTCGGTCCTCAGGCAGTTGGTGTTGGTATCGGTGGCCCGAATGCTCAGGTCCTGATCAACAACAATGACGACTTCAGCCGCTTTATCATCTTGATTTGGCAGCTGTACGCCGGTTTCGCGAACCTGAATAAGGACTTCGTGACGACCGCCTTCACCATTACTGAGTGATAAAGGAGGTACGTAACTAATGGCATCTTACACTGCTGAAAAGGGCGCAATTCTGCAGCCCGGTAATCAAATCAATCGCCTGTCCTCCTATAACACCGAAGGTGTTTTTGGCTGGCCTGGCTTCGAGCTCTTCGAGATGGTTGGTTATGTCAAAGTCACTAACCTGACTGCTGACAAAGCCGACAACAAGAGCTTCAACCTGACGGTTCCTTCACCCGACCGTCGTCCTGACGACCGTGTGCGTGATGACCGCACTTCACTGGTTGTTCAAGCTGACGCTGATCGTCCCGCTTACATTTATAGCGCTTCGATTGCTATCGGCCAGGACATTCCTGCCGCTGGTGAGCCTTCCTATCCTGCAACTCCTTTGACTGCAGATATCGACGGCACCAACACCGAGATCCTGCTGTTCGGTCCCGACAACAGTGGCTCTCCTTTCGGCGTTCCTGCGACTCAGGCCAACGGTCTGGCTGCCGCAACCGCCGTCACCACCGCATTCTCCTCAGGCACTATTGCCCAGGGTGAATCCGATGTTTCCGTGGCAGAAGCACCTTTCTGGACCGCCGTTACCACCTCCGGTATCGACGACCAGGATGCTGCAAACGCCATGATGTTCCGCGTCACCGCTGACACCACCTTCAAGGTGTACAACGTCAACGCTGTGACCTCCACCTCAGTGGACGGCGACGGTGTCTTCATCAGCTCTGATGATAAGGACGCCGGTAAAGCTGCTTACATCATCTGCCGCGTTAACTACCTGCGTCCTGCCGCTGCTACTTCCTTCATGGATATCATTGGCAGCCTGGACTTCGCCTCTCAAGTGGGCGGTAGCGATTCCTGATCGTTACTCACAATATCAACACAGCGGGTCTTCACGGCCCGCTTTTTATTGTCCACTTAGATTAATTTTGGTATGCTATAGCAGTAATCGTCTATCGCTATGTTGTATCAGAACCGTGTCACTGGAGGTCTTGTCGAGGTTGTATCTCAGCATGGTGAAGGTATTCTGATGTGCCTGGATGCGAACGAAGAAGTTTTTTACATTAATGAAGACGACCTCGTTCCACATCTAGATGCAACGGTGGAGCAAGAGCGTAATGAAGTTCGCTTGACTGAGAATCTCAAAGCTGAAGGTGCAAAGCCAGCAAAGCCTACAAAGAAGGAAACCTTCCCAATTGATACGCGAGTGAATATCAATATGGCTTCTGCTCGTCAAATCGCAGATTCAATCCCTGGGGTCGGCCTTAAAACAGCCCGTGACATCAAAGATCTTCAGCTTACGCTTCCAGGTGAGCGCTTTCAACGTCTTGAGCAATTAAGATCAATCAAACGTGTTGATTGGGAAGAAATTTTCAAGGAAAACATTGTGCGTGTCGAGTAATTATGTGCGCGTGTTAATCTGTTATTGATGCATGTAAGACGTGCACAGTAACGCTTTGGCAGTGTTAAATGCAGCTTGATAATTTTCTAAAATCTAAAGTGCGTTGGCACCTGGGGTATAACACCACATCAATCCCAGCAGGTGACCTAGCCCGCTTAGAAGAGGCTTTGGACAATGTTCCGGACTCTTTTTGGTACGGCAAGATTGTGGAGCAAGTAGAGCGTTGTGATGAGGCAGAGAAGCGCACGGATATGACTGGCACCATGAACAACGCGACGGTGCCACGTGGTCGAATTGAGTCAATCGCTGGTGATGTCGACCGTACGATCGCAACCACAGATTTCAAAGAAACGTTGAAAACATGGACTCAGATTTACATGTACGAGACTGATCGTTTGGCGTTGCACTTATATGTACCTAATTACCGAAATCCTGAGCAGGCCCGTTACCGGTTTAACAGGGAAGGCGCAGAATTCATTCAGGCACTTCCTGGCCCTGCTGATGTTGCTGTCGGCACCCGTCTCATTCTCGAAACCAATCATCGATAGTACCGTGAAGTCATTATCTCCGACACAGGTTGCAGCGCTTCTTAGACAAGAGGGTGTAAAAGAAGATTTAATTCCGACAATGGTCGCGATTGGTCAAGCTGAATCCGGCTTGAACCCTAAAGCTTTAAATCCTGACAGAAGTACCGGAGACAACTCGTTTGGGATTTTTCAAATCAACATGATTGATGATATTGGTGTAGAGCGACGCGAAAAATTTAATCTAAAAAGTAATGAACAGTTGTATGACCCCCTGACAAATGTACGGGCAGCGGCATCAATTCTTAAGTCGCAAGGTTTACCAGCTTGGTCTGTTTTCAAGAGTGGTAAGTATAAAGAATATCTACCTGGTGCTCAGCAAGCAGCAGGAGTCTCTTCTTCTATGCCAGGACCGACTGCACCACCTCCGGTAGACATTGAGAGTTCGGAAAAAGTGCGTACAGCAGTCAGCAAAGCTCAGAAAAGAAAAAGCGGAGCTGGTTTAGGAATTAATCGTACTCTTGATACCCCAGCAGCCCCTAAATCT